CTAGCCACTGCTCTGCATGTTCGGCTAGACTGCCATCAATCGTTCTATTTCTTGCCTCAAGTTCTGCTTTGATTTGCTTTTCCGCTAGTTCGGCGCTCATCCGCATTTTATCAGTGGACTCACCTTCTTTTTTCCCACCCTCAGGTTTCTCCACAAGAACGGCAGCAGCCCTCTCTATGGCAGCGGGTACATCCTCACCAGCAACATTAGCTTTCATCAGAGTTGCTTGCTTTTGTCCCACAGGAGTGAAGGATAGATAAATTACTTTTCCTTGAGCAGTCTGTTTATAAAAAGTTTTTACTCTCGATGGGCTTCCGTCTTCATATTTTACAGGAGGTGCGGTTGTTGCGGTATCATGAGGGGTAGCGCCTCCCATAGCTGTTTTAATAATTCCTTTCGCCTTACCTATGTCCATAGCCTCTTCCGATAAAAACGTAAGCTTATACGTTCTTTTTTTTATCTTGCCATAGCTCTCTAATAATTGTGAGAAATAATCCATATCTTATTATAGATGAAAAAATAGCCCCGCCCACACAGGTAAAGGACGGGGCTAAAAACCTACTAAGTTTATTTCGGAATATCAGATGTTAGGGAGGTTTGTTTGTCCTAAAGCAACATTTCCTTTCTTGTAAAACGCTTCAGGCCGATCAAGGAAGTCGTACTTCAGCGTCATGGTTAGCGTATGGAAATCGTTTGTTGCATAGTTAAACTCAGAAGCAGCCCAAGAAATTGGGAAGGCACCGTAGACATTGGTAGTAGCGTGCGGAGTCATGGTATTATCTAACTCAACAACTTGAATCATGTTGGTCTTGAATGTACCTAATTGACCAGCACCACCGGGTCTCGCGTCTTTAGTCATCTCTCCTGTAATTGGATCGTAGATAGATTTGAAATACCTATAAAGATCACCAGCGGTATCTTTAAGATAAAGGTTATCAAACTCAATCTGAAGATCTTCATTAGTAGTTTTGCCTGGGTAGTAAAGCTTATCATTTACACGATCAACCGTAATAAATACGTTTCTACTTGCAAGACCTGATACACGTTTGGCAGCTAAAGTAAGATCCACGACATTTCCGTTGAATAGTTGAATCTCTTTGAAGATTACTTCAAATTGATATGCTCTTACTGAATCGAGGTCGCTAGAAACTTCAGGAAGCTCTGTTCCCGGTTCAAAAGTTCTTCTTGATTTATAGTATCCGTTATTAGCCATTAATTATCTCCTTATAGGGTTCCTAGGTCAGCGGATTGATTGGTTAGGTTAATCTCAAACACAATGATTTCCGCTGTCTTTGTTGGTCTGAGTAGAACTTTTGTCCAAAGTTCATTTCTATCTACCCGTAGAGGAGTGTTAGTGGTTTCATCACAAACAACCCGGAACTCTGCGAGACCCCGTTTTCTTCTAATATCATCCAGGAAGGGGTTGAGTGATGCCTCAACCTGCTCCCAAGTGAACTCGTCGTTAGGCTCAAAGACAAATCTTTGAGTGGTGGCTAGGATCGACTTCTTGATGAAGATCATTAGTCGTCTAACATTAATTCTATCTGTAGCGGACGCGGTTCTTTGTGCCGTCCGCTGGCCGAAGATAGTAAGACCTTGCTGTGGGAAAGCCACAATCGGGTTGATCACGTTCCCGCCACTGTACAAGCTGTCTCTGTCTCCTTGGTTGAGCTTAACCTCGGTCTCAGTGGGCTTCGTAAGTCTGCCTCGCTGGAAGACAGCAGGGGCAAACCAAGTGTCACCTGTTCCATCAGTAAAGGCCATTTGTCTAGCAGCAAAAATGGAAGGATCATACCAGCGATCCACGCCGTCGAAGGTACTGAACACTTTTACCCACGGCCAGTGAATTGTCGCAAAGGAACTATTGATCGCAGAGCTTCTCGAACTAGTGCTGGCCGCTTGACCGTTACTCCAGTCGATGGCATCTTGGACCGTACCTACCGCATAGGGAGGAGAGACTAGAGCGATAAAGTCCTGAGTGCTTTCTGCTAAGGTAATTAGAGCGTTTTGGACAGACTCAGTTTGGATGCCAGGAACAAGCGCAATACCTACGTTGATAGTGTCATCGTTAAGGGCTTGCATACCTGTTTTAGGATCTTCAGCTTCACTACCTATGAGGGCCGCCCCGCGCAACTCCTCACTAGCAGGAATTCCGTTCGTACCTCCCGTTAGATCTTGGGAAGCCTGACCAACTACTTTGTTGAATCTACCGCCTTGCGTTGAAGTCTCAGTCTTAGTGCTGTCAATTGCTCCACCAGCAGTGGAAGCATACCGGAAAGCGCCTTGGAAAGGACCTGCAACTAAACCTTGAAGAAGATCAGAGAAGTGTGTGAGGCCCGTTACATCAGCATCAGCACCGTCTTTTATGATGTTTCCTTTGATGATTTGAGAAACAACATTAGTTTCTCCTGTGTTGATTACGTCTTCTAGGAAAGCACCAGAAGCAACAAGACTAGCTTTGAACGTCTCTAAGGCTACCCCAGAGTCGTTAACTCGTATAACGAAGTTTTGTGACCCTACAGAGTCCACAGTTATTGAGTTTCCGCTAGCGTCTCCATTAGCTCTTGTTCCTCCGTTGTACCCAGCACCAGGATCTAGAGATTCAGCTAAGTAAGAAATTGAGCTTGTGCCTGTAGACAGGTACTGACCACCTCCCACGTTAATTGCGGAAGCAAACACTCCAGAAACACCAAAGTTAGTAGCACCCGAAATAGGGTTAATCAATTTTAGAGCACTTACTCCACTAGCAGCGTCAAACACTGTTCCTGAGCACGCTGAAACGTGTAGGGAGGCTCCAGATCCAGCGTATCCCCCGACGATAGCGCCGGAAAGACCTAGATCTGAATCAAAGCTACCAGCGTCAAAGACGCCAACGTGGTCTGAATCTAAGGCTCCCCCTATCACAGATCTAAGAGCAGCGGACTGAGATCTAGCATTAGCCACGTTCACTGTGAAGTCTCTTCCTTGCCCTTCATTGTCCGTATACTTAGCTACCCCTTGAGAGTCCTTAACTTGAATGCGGAAAGTTATAGGCTGTTCGATACCAAATCTAGCAGTTGAAGTATTATCCGTAGCGCCAGAAACGGCGATGGCAGGACAGCCGCCCATAGGAAGAGCAGCCGAAGCATCTAAAGCATCGTCAGCGCATCTAACAAAGTAAAGAACATTTGTTTGCTCTAAAATCTCAAGAGCACCCTCAAGAGCTTGTCCGTTGATCGCTTCTGAGGGCTCCCCAAAAGTCCTAACTAAAGAATCTTGGTCAGTGATCAAGGTAGCTTTGTTTACAGGTCCCTTGGAAGCGAAACCTACTATACCGACAACGGAAGTGTTAATCGAGGGTGTGAACTGAGAGAAGTCCTTTTCTACTGTGTAGACACCGGGGCTTAAGTAATTTGGCATAATTTATCTCCTTAGGCGTCGGAAATTTTAAACATCCGACGACGATGTAAAGTTTTAACTTGTTCCGTGATATATTTAGCAGGAACCACTATACTTTCCCCCGGCTGCAACCACTTAGCGGTCATACCTTTTTCTGTTTTAAAATGAATTGTAAATGCTTGCAGACTATCGTTTTTTACTACTTTCATTTCTTTACCTTCCTTAGTATGTAGAGCTTGCGCTTAGTTTTTTTACTACTTTTTTTTATGGAACAAGAACTCTTGTCACAGTAGTAGTCATAGTCGCAGCCGTATGAGCGTACTCTCCGTGAGGAGTGATAAAATCCCCAAAGACACTTATAGGAACACCTTCCACTAAAACCTGAGGGGAACCAGGACCTATGATAGGTCCACCAGCAAAAGAAACTCCGATAGCTGATGCTGGCTTGTTCTCTATTAAGACCCTAGGCACACCCGTGGCAACGTGCCCACAAGTAGCAATAGAACCTGCTGTTACTGGAGGTCTAGGCATCAGTCTAGCACCACTTCTGTATTAAATTCCTCTATTTTTCCCGTAGAGGTTACCAAATACTTTGGGTTAGGGACATAGGTTCTTAGCACAATATTTAAAGTTTTTTTCATAATTCTATCCTCCTTGTCTCCTGCTGTGGCTGAACCTATATTTTCTTCTGAATCTAGAAAAGCCTTAGCCAACGTAGAGAACTTGGTGGGAACCTGCATTTCAGGGTTGAACTTTAACCTAACCTGCTCAAGAATTTGATCCATGTCTGCCATGTACTTACACCAAATGTTAATTTGGTAGCTAATGTTGACTGCTCTAGGAGCTAGACTGAGAACTCTAAAAGCCCTATTCTTTTTTTTGTCCCAAACTTTCTCATTGATGAGCAATCCCTCTTGTTTAATTCTATTAACATCATTATTTGATACTGTTTGGGAGATTGTAATCATCGGCAGGACGATGTTTTCTTCTTGCTTGAGTTTAGCTATTGCCCTCTCAGCGTTAGCGTGTAAGCACTTAACATCAGTAACCTCTTCTTCAGAAGAAATATATTTTATATCACTAAAAGAAGAGATCATTGCTCGAAGAGAATCCTTGTAGATAAACGAAGGCTTATGTTTGGATCTTGTCAACTCAATAATTTTATTTTTTATGGTTACGCTGGCAGGAAGATCTCTAGAAGGGTAGCCGCTAGAGTCCCATTTCTCAGAGGTATCAATTATTCTATTTGTCATAGCTCTTCAATACCTCCTCCGTACCCGCCTAACTCACCACTCACCTTTGATAGCGGGGTGTCCTGAACCTCTGTACTATCGCGGAGGAGCTTGGCAGAGCACACTAAGTGATAAACGCCATACGCCTCGAAGCTATCTTCAACCACCTCGAAGATCTCATACTTCTGCTCTTGAAACATAGGCTTGATTACGTCACCAGGAATGACGGACCTACCAAGCTTGGTCTCAATGTAGCTCTTGTTAAACGTAAATAGCTGATCGTTAGTAAGCTCAATACCGAACTGGGTAAGCTCCTCTGACATGGAGATAGGATCGTAGTGCCCATGAACTGTGATGGGTGTCTTGGACACTACCTTGCTCCTCTCCTCTCGATACACATCGTCGTAGTTGTCTGACTGGTAATACTTATAGAAGTGGAACTTGGAGCCAGCTAGACGAATCATCTCATCATCTACAAGGTTGAACAGGTTGATGTCAGGGTTGTCCTGATCAAATAGGCTAAGAGCACTGTCATCCGTATCTATGTCTGGCAGTGATGGTAGCTTAGTCGTTACCTTGTAGTTTTTGCTGCTCATCTATACTTTGGGGGCTTTGGTGTTCTCAGCAGATTTTTCTTTGTTGATGGCTTTATTGTAGTTCTGCTGCCTGGACCTTGTAGATACCTCACAGCTTTAGCTGCTTCTACTCTAGCTTTTGTGCCGCCACGCTGCCTGGCTTGTCTAGCCAGCCTGACCTCAGTGGGCTCCTCATCCGCACCAATCATGCCTACGCTGTGCCTTTTTACCTTAGCCTTATACTTCGCCCGCGCTCTATCAACAGAATCCGGCCCGCCTCCAGGGCGCTTAAATGGAGTCTTAGACATTTTGTCAGGACCTGTTCCACCGTAAGTATCTTTTCTAGTAGTTTCTGAGACTAAGCCAAGAGACTCGGCCATGAGATAGCCCATGTCGTGGTAGACGGTGTGAGAGACCACTTGCCCTGGCTTCGCACCTTTGATCTTCTTTTTACCTCGCTGTTCATGAGCCCCATGTTCGCTGGTGCCGTGGGGGTTATGAGCAGGAGTTTCATCGTCAGAAGCTTGTCCATCGGGGAAATTGGTCCTAGGTCCAAGTTTTTTTCTTCTTTCCGCTTTTCTTTTGCTTTTTCTACTTTGCTCGTTTAACATATCAGAATAATGTGAATACTGGTGGTTCCTCTATCTCAGATAGAAGTTCTTCTTTGAGCTTCTCCTTTTCAGCATCGCTTTGCTGAATAAGTGCTGCTCCGTTCAAGCTCGCTCCACCTCCTGGCGATGGTAGCGAAGAATATTTGCCTCGGATCTCTCCGAGAATGCCTCTAGAAACTGCTAGAGCGTATCGCTGTAGCCAGTTCTTGTAGTATGGATGCATGGTCCCTGTGTCAAGGCCACGGTATACTAAAATAACTGAGTCATTGAGTGCAGGTACAGGATATAGCTGAAGGACATTACCGTTGATAATATCCCAGGACCCCTCTTGGCTAAGTATCTTTCTCGTCATCTCCAAGTGAGTCTGAAGTAGATAGAAATCAGACATGGAGAAATCACTGAAGACGAAGTTGTCTTGGAAATACTTAATAAAGAAATCAAACTCTAGCGTGCCGTTCTGTGGCTGAATACTGAGTAGAGATTTCTTGTAAGCGCAGTAGCTAAGATTGTTAGCTATGTGTGTGGGAAGAACGTAAGTGTTTACGTTGGGAGTCGTTTGGAAGGTAGCGATTTGAGTGTTCCAAAATGGAGCATGGTAGTCCAAGTTAGTGATGGACTCATCAATAGCTGTCTTTATTTGAAAGTCTGTAAGCTCTACTCTTACAATAGGGTGACCTAGACGAGCAAGAACGAAGTCTTTGATGGTCTGCTCAAAAGTATTGAACTCTACTTGATCCGCCAT